TTCAACACCATTAATTAACATTCCGACTGAACCTGGAATTGTTAATTCTCCAGTTCCAGTATCGATACTTTCAGATAATGGAAATTTTTTGAGTAATTTTTGAGCACCAATTATACCAGATTTCTGAGAATATAATGTAAATCTATGAGTTTGATTGGCAAAATTTGAATCTGAAAATGTTAAGAAACTATCAGTTCCAACAAATGATAATGATGAATATAATCTTATTTTATTAGATGGATCTAGAACTTGTACATAATAATCTCCAGTATCTAATCCAACAATAGGTGTTCCTGATGGTTGATAGTAAATTCTATCGCCAGTGATAAATGGAACTGGATTTTGAAATACTATACTTGTGTAGTTGTTATCTATTACATCAGCAGTTCCTGTTCCAACGGATGATTTAATATCTTTTGTTATTTTGTATGTAAAATTTCCATTATAACCATCTCTACCCGAAGGTAATGAGTTAGACGCTACATAGGCATACTCATCATCAGTATATAAATTTTGAATATCTGACAAGATAACATTATTTCCAAATTCTATTGGAACTACTGTACTGTTTGCGGTATTAATTTTTCTTCTTAAATCATACTTCACTCCATTTTCTGCCGTGAAGTTTAAATTATCTATAATAACTCTATTTTGTGAAGATATAATATCCGAAATATATGCACCAGAAGATGAAACTACAACATTACTATTTTTTTCTAAAATTTCTACTTCATCTCCAATTTTTAAACTAGATCTGTCAATTGAACTTTTTAAAGTAAAATTACTGATATTTTCTATTTCATATCTAGATCCAGTATTGTATATCCACGAATTTGCAAATATTTCTTTATATGTCTTATTCTGCTGCGGATTTTGAATCAAATCCCCAATATTTTTAACTGATATTTTTTGCCCTTCATCCAAATTTAAAGTATCTGATACTTGAACAAATTTAGATAATACTCCCGTAAGTCTTAACTCAACTTTTTTATCCAAATCTCCATTTTCATATCCAAAATAAATTTCATCAGATCTTATATCGGCAGATGATAAAATTGAAGATGTAATTCCAGTACATCCAAAAAACTGATTAATACTCTTACTTGTATAAGTGATAGTATTAATTCCAGATATGATGGTTCCAATTCCAGCAAATCCTATTGTAGAGTCTACTGAAATTACTGACGACCCGATGGCAACATTTTTTAGACTTTTTGTATTTGGAGTAATTGTAAAATTTCCAAGAACAGCGGAAAAATTTTCATATCCAACAAAAAGTGAAATCTTAAAATATTGTATATTATTTCTGGTAAATAGTTCTACTTCAGAAATTGAGGCACTAGTGCTCTCATCATTAAATTTCTGAATTGTTTGACCTACCAATTTAGAAGGATCTCCAGAAATTCTTTCTGCAATTACAATTTCTCTTCTTATAAATTCTGCCGAAGATGGTTTAATTAAAAATTCCTCTAAATTTACTACCAGAGGAGTTACTCCATATAAAATATTAAATAAAATTCTAAATGATTCGTCAGTCCCCTTTGCCTGATAAAATGATCTTGCTTCCTTTATAAAATTACCAACATTTAAATTTGATACAAAATCAACTTCTTCCAGACCTGGAGTAAAAGTGTATTTTATTTTTTTATAAAACTCTTTTAAGAATAAAGAACTTAGATTTTGTACGGATGATCCAGCACTATGAAATGTAGATATCGATTCTGAAAATACTAATTCTTCTTGATTTGAATTTGAATGATAATTAGTAATGCCACTAAACCCACGAACACATCCTGTAAATGTATTTGTGGTTATTCCGGTATATGTAATAATTTCATCATCAATCTTCAATAAACCATAAGTTTGAGGAAAACCTTTAGTACTACTTACTGTAATAATATTTGATGTTGTTGTGATTCCTATTGTAAGTATCGTACTATCAACTACAACTTCTGGAGTTAGATTATCTAATTTCAAATATTGATCTAAATTTTCTGCAATATCAACTACACCACCTTGATATTCTTGAGAAATATAATATTGCTTTAAAAATTCTGCCGTATTTGGACTTTCATCCAAAATAAAGTTTGGAAGTTGATTTTCAATAACTTGCTGAACCTTAACTCTAGATTCGAACCCAGTCTGTATCATATTATGCTCTTATTAAATTCCCGTTTGAATAACTTGATGTATAATAGTCTCTGGCAAATAATGTACCTGATATTTCATCACCGGAGGCAACTACATCTCTTACCATATTTATTGTGCTTTTTGAAATACTAAAATTTAAATATAAATCTTTTAGTCCAAGAACATCATTAGATTCTGGGAATGCCTGTATTTCGATAATATCATTTTCTTTAGATGTTGAAATAATGTTTATGGTTCCCAATTTAATTTCACCTTTCACATAATCAACTGTTCCGGAAGATTTTGCAACTATTCTTGTAGTTCCATCGCTTAAAGGTTTTACTATTGATAGTATTCCAGTTTTTCCATCGCTATTAGGTACATCTGTTAGATATACGGTATCCGAATCTGCAGAAATTTTAAATCCAGTGCTTTTAATATTAAAACCGCCACTATTGATATGAAATTTATTTCCAAAGCATAGTTCATATTGTGCAAACTGGTTTATCTGCGCTTTCAAATCTCTTCTAATTCTAACCTTAGTGATATTAGAAGTTATAGCAATATCAGTATTGTCAATTATTTGAAGAACCTTACTATATTTAAATCTTCCACCAAATGAATTGAGATCCACAGAATCGGAATATTCTGTCAATGAATTTATAATTTTTGTTTTCAATGATTCTACTGCCGATACTTGAGCATAGTTGTAATAAATTGATGAATCAATTTCTACATATAATATCTTAAGATCAATTATTTTTTGATTAATTCCAGAAATACTATATTGCTTTAATTTATTTTTAATTTGTTCTTTATTAAAATCGGAAACAAAAGTTCCATTTTTTGGTTTAATACTTATTGATACTGTACCAAATTCTGGTGGATCTAATTCCTCACCTCCAATAACAGCAACTGATTCGGTATCTGGATATATTTTTTTTATAATTGCCTCATAATCTCTTGATGTTACTGCTCTATATTGGGAGGAATAAATTCTTGGGGCAAAATATTTGACAGAATCTATGGATTCTATTTCAGAACCATTTTGAGATGACTGATTCGTTATAACAGAGACCGAACCTGTTTCACTATTTGGACTAGTGCTCCCGGCAAAAGAAAATGAAGAAGCACCATTACCATCTTCACCATCGGTAACAATATAATTTACTGTAATTACTGAATTGTTTTCTAATTTTTTTCCAATCAGTCCATCACCGAAAAGTAATTCATATTTTTCATCTTGAACTTCTTGTAGGAGATATATTCTTGAGGATGAATCTACATTAAGAATATTATCAACAGAAGAATATTCTACTCCAAGACCACTATCATTAATTCCCTTCACATAGACTGAGATGGTGGAAGTATCAATAAATGAGTTGTTTAAAATAAATCTTTGATCCAGAGATCCATCTACTGTAAATTGTTTAGTTAAAAATGTTCCTTGATAGATATTAATATTATTAAAAGATGCTGCTCCGTCTACAACATTTGATGATATGTTGTCTGGGATTGAAAATGTGTATGAAGTATTATCTACAGAACCTATACAGACTAGACCTTTCTGTAAGGTAAGTGTGGGAGTTGCGGTTGTGGGGATATTAAATGATATTTGTGCCTTTGCTGCCGTCCTGGAGCGAGGTACGTAACCGATATTTCTTGCTAGTGAAACAACATTTTCACGAACAGTTGCAGAATCCAGAAAGGATTCGTTCACAACCATATTCGAGTTGAATGAGGTAATATAGGTATTATATGCTAGCGTGTCTATTAGTACAGAAAAATTAGATCCCTCAAAGTCAAAATCCGTGAATGTGGAGTTGGCACGGAGATAATCTTTAATGGATGTCTTTATCTGATCGAAATCTAGATTTGTAAATTTAGTAAAAGGCATTTTATCTTGTTGCCTCTAGTATGAATGAATATTCTTGAGTTGGAAATTCTTGCCCTATAATATCAAAAATAATTGTTACATTAAAGGTATTATCATCTGGAATAGGATCTACCTGAACTTCTACATTATTAACTCTTGGTTCAAAGTTATTAATGGATATTTCAATTTGACTTTGTATTACTGATGCAGTACCAAAATCAACAAATTCAAATAAACTTTTTGTAATATCAGATCCTAAGAGTGAATTGAAGAATCTTTCCGTTGGAATAGTTTCTACAATATTTCTTACTGATCTACGAATTGCATTTTCATTCTTTAGTATCGGCAGATCCTTTGTCACTGGATGTGGTTCAAAGGATAAACTGATATCTTTGAATGATCTGGATATCCTTTGAATTGCCATCGAACGAAAGTTTTTTATTTATTTATACCTACTTCCAGGAAGAACCATAGTTTGGTTCTGTTCCATAAGACCAATCATCATAGTCTTCATCATTACGAATTTTTTCGTGCAGTTCAACTTGTTTTTTTAGGTTATGCTTCGGTGCAACATCATAGACCACTTCTTGAATGAGTCTTTTTTGATTTTCTTCTGATTCGAATAGCATTTTGAAACTCCTGTTTTAATTTTAAAACAGAACTTTTATAAAGGAGGTTTCTATCTCCTAATACTATTTAACGATTTACTTCACGAAGATTATAATTATCGGAATTTAGATATTTTAATAACTCAATTGCAACTAGTCTAGGATTTCCTTCACCACAAGTATAGACATCAATTGCTATACAACCATTTTCAGGCCAGGTGTGGCAGGATACATGACTTTCTGAGAGTGCAATAACGATGGTACATCCTTGAGGGAAAAAACAATGGGAAAAAATGTTTAAAATAGTCATATTTGCCCGATTAATACCCCTTTCCATTGTTTCTTGGAGAGATATTACATCATTTAAGAGGTCAAATTTAACATCATACACCTCCAAAAGGAGATGAGTTCCCATTGAATACTGTTCCAATTATTATTCCAGTAAAAAGTTATTTATTTTCTTTTTCTTCCGGAGTTTGCCAGAAATATTCATCAGTATCACCTAATCTACCCCATCTAATTCCCCTTTCAATCTGAAAATCAGTCGTTGAAGTCAAAAAATCTGGCATTTTTGGTTCTTGAGGAGTCAATGAAAGATCATACATCTTCATTCTATTGGTTGGGTATAGTGCAAATTGTCCATTTTCAAGTTCAATGCAGTTGTGAGATTTGTGTTCATCAGGCATTTCACTCACATCAGTGTCAACAGAGTTTAAATCTGCGTGATAATTATCCAAAGTAAAGTGATATTTACCTTTGATAACTCCATAATTGCGAGAAAAGACTTCAAAATCCATGTGTTTGATGAAATGTTTTTCAATACATATGATTCCATAGTCCATACAATTCCAAAATTGAAGATTTGAGAGATCTAAATCTGGATTTGGAGTTTCTGGGCGTGATACAAATGCACTGATAGGCAACTTATCGTAAAATGCTCCATATTCTGGCAAATAAGTCTCAAAATAAAAAGCACGTCCGGGTATGCTCTTTGCGGCAACCCAGATGCCTTCTACAAATTCACCATACCCATCTTTAAGGTCGCGTAAGTATTCTTTACGAACCCATACTTTAATCATTGGTAAGTTAACAACAAGTTGACTCATAATTTAAAAGTTTCTCTGATTAATTTTAACTTCTTTACGATTCATCCCTGTCCTCTGTATTTCTTACGAGCTTTATTACGAGAAGATGCCGCATACTTAGTATGAGCACCACAACCTTGCTTAGTTTTCTTGGGGAGAGATTCAATTACTTGCTTCCCACCACCACCTGATGATTTTTTAATTGCCATTAATTTTCTCCTATAATTTCAGTTTCAATTTCATTTGGATTTGGAGAACCCGTCTGATAAAATTGTACGGACAGATCCTCCATAGTATTGAAGTATTCTTCTTCTGTAAGATTAGAATAAATTTTACGACCCTTACAGATTATATTGTAAGATTCGTTAGTCATCAAATTACTCTTGTCTTTTCGTGACCGACTCTAATACGAGGGTCGCACCAAATCTCAAATCCTGCTTCTTTTGCATCCAAACAGAATGATACATCTTCTCCACACATATCCTGAACTTCTCCAGATTCAAAGACTTGCATCTTTGGTGCAAACCATGGATATGTCATCTCCGAGTGCTCGAAGACTCCTTTCTTAATCAGTAACCAACCAAATCCTGCATAATCAACTGTGAATGGTTTGCGACGCTTGGAGATGCTATCGACGGTCTCATGATTCATGACTCCACCATTATTGCGGAAATCATCTTCTTCCATCCAGTGTGCCACTGAGGTTGTATGCCCGTCTTCGGTTGCATACCATCCGGAGGCAATGTCCTTTTCCATTAGAACTAATTGCCAAAACTTTTCACTATTGAAGACAATATCGGAGTCAATCCAAAGTTGCCAATCATAATTGAGTTTTCCATCCCAAGGAAGTTGATTTGGACCTCTGAGTACATTCGCACCCAAACATTTGCATCGTGCAAAGTTTACCATGGATGAATAGTCTTGTGAGATTTGAATACTTGCTCCGGACTGAACTAGGTCGAAACAAAGTTGAACAAAACTTTTTAGATATGTATAGGAGACTCCTCTTCCGGGAAGGCAGAAGACAATTGATTTGCCTCGTACCATTTCCTTTGCGAGTTCATAGTCCCATTCTAATTCTTTATTTGCTGCCACAGGGGCAGATGCTTTAACGGTAAATCCACGAGCCATTTTAATTAATTCTCCAATAAATGTTTAAAAGTTTTATTATTTACGATATAAGAAATTGTAGATCTAATAACACCATACATCTTTCCTAATTTGATAGTTGTATAATTAAGTTGCATTCATATCATACAACATTATATAGTGATTGTCAATGTGATGAATTTAGTATAGTTTCTTTCGAATAAAGTACTTCTTCATAGGAAAGATTGTCTTTTTTTCTATCATCTATGATTGTAAGAAATTCGGAAATCATTTTCCATGTAATCTCAAAGTCTTCTATATTTAAAGAATGATAGAGACATTCGTTATTCAAATATATGTGGAATTTTTTTTCAATCATCGTCTTTTTCTGAAAGTATTAATTCATTTCCATCGATGGACAATTTGATTTCGGTATCTTCGTACCATTCGAGATCATTTGCCATCCATTCTGGTATTGTGATAAAGTATTCTCCAGTAATTGGATCGACTTGTAAGAACTGAAAATTTTCTTCGGAATTTTTTTTCATATGCGAGTTATAAGGTTTCAATTTTTATATAGGGAGTGTTATATTTTGAGGGTTGTGGGGGTTTTGGGGACTGGGGAAATTTTTTTTTGTTTGAGAGTTACATTTAGAGGTCGATCTGGGTCGTTTATAGATTATAAGGGACCCATCGATTTATAACGCCCCATGGCATCGGGGGGGCATACCCATAAGGCGACGTTAACTGTCAAAACACGAACGATCAGAAGTACTAATCACGAACGATTAGGGGCACTAAGTGTAAACAACTGTCGCCCCACGAACGTATACAATAGGGGAGAGACTGTGCCCTCCCCGATATAACGAACTCAGATAAGTCCGCTCACAATTTCATCACCTCCCAGCGTATATGGGTCGCCGTCGATATAGTCAACCGGTTCGAATGATGGGCATACGCTCCACGTTTCAGTCTCAATAAAGTGATTAAGTGCAAACTGAG